GAACTAGCGGTAAAAGAAGCGTTGGAAATCGTGCGTGATTTGTGCGTAAATCAAGCGCCGACCGTTGACGCTGTTCCGGTGGTTAGGTGCACGGATTGCTGGTTCTATCAGAGCGATAACAGATGTGGCTGGAACGGCAGCACAGGGTGGGCGCCGGATGACTATTGCAGTTACGGGGAACGGATGGAGGACGAGGAAAAATGACGGCTGATTTTATAATCGTGTCTAAGCCAGTATCTATTCAGTTTGAATGCCCCTATTGCCATTGTGAAAACGACATCCAATGGCGTGATATTACGCCTCCGGATTACTGGGGCGACAGGTGGGACGACGTTGAATGCCAGGAGTGCGGGAAAATGGTGCAGCTGGGGGAGTGGGACTATGAATGATCTTAAAACGAAGTGTACTAGCCGCACAAAGTACTTAGATTGCAGCACCGGGAGCGGGCTTACATGGCCGTGCGGCGCGTATGTGCCTGTCGGTATGACCAACGGCGACCGCATAAGGCGCATGACAGAGGGGGAGCGTATATGAGCAGGTATGTCAATTTTGACAATATTGTCGAATATTTGAGGGCAATCAGGATGAATAGTAAAATAAACGATTCGCCTTACATGGATGCCGCGTTGTTGAATATGCAGCAGTTGCTTGAATTGGACATATGTAACATACTTATATTCGACTGCATAGAAATTGGCGGATGCAATGATTGTTTGTGGAAAAATCGCCATCAGAAGTGCTCTTGTTGCCGAAGGAACCGTGTGCTGAAAGATTGTTACACGCAGCAAGAGGACACGCCATGATCATATCCACGCAGATCGTGACGGTATGGGTGCTGACGCTGTTTATGGCGTATCTGGCGGGAAGGAGGGAAAATAAATGACTGAAGGTGAATATAGCAGTACATGCCGATTTGCAAAATGGATATATGCCTTGAAAAACTTTATTGATGCGTCCTGTGATCTGACGGACAGCGACTTGCAAACCATCGAAAAAGCAATAGAAACGATGAAAATAATGCGAACAAACAATAGCCCCGCGGAGTAGCTGACCGCGGGAGGGGAGGACAACCATGAATCATCAGGAATTGCCCGGACAGATCGGGTTTGACGGGATCGCACAGGAAGACCGCGTATATCAAAACGCTGTCGAGCGCGTTCGTCTGGCGCATGAGGTGGCGAAAGGCGAAAAGCTGTACGTGGCGTTTTCCGGGGGCAAGGACAGCACGGTGCTGTGGGGAATCGTGTGCGATGCAGCCCGCGCAGACGGCATACCGGTGGAGCAGTACGCGCAGCGGCATTACAACATCACCGGTATGGATCCGCCGGAGCTGATTTACCACATGCGGGAAAACTGCCCGGATTTGCAATGGCACATGTACGAGGAATCCTTCTGGCGGTTGGTTGTGCGCAAAGCGCCGCCGACCCGCATCGCGCGTTGGTGCTGCGCGGAACTCAAAGAGCGCGGCGGTACGGGATGTGTATGCTGCACGGGTGTGCGCTGGGCGGAGAGCGTGCGCAGGGCGGCAACCCGCGGCCCGGTGGAAGTGCCGGGGAGCAAAAAGGCCCGGATGCTGTTCAATGACAACGACGAGGCGAGGCGGTATTTTGAGCATTGTATCCCGAAGTCAAAAAGGGTATTCAACCCCATTATAGACTGGACGGATGACAACATCTGGAACTACATACGCGACCGGGGATTGCCGTACTGCCGGCTGTACGACGAAGGGTTTGACCGGCTGGGGTGCATCGGGTGCCCGATGGCGGGAGACAGGAGAGGGGAAGAGTTTTCCCGCTGGCCAAAGTACAAAGAGCTGTACATCCGGGCGTTTGACCATATGCTGGCGTATGGGCGGCTTAACGGGAAAAAGCTCACCACCTGGCAGACCGGGCAGGATGTTTTCGACTGGTGGATGGATGACAAAAACATGGATTCCCCGGTCCCCGGTCAAATCGAATGGGAGGAATGGGGACAGGCATGACGGAAAACAAGGACAAGATCATTCTGGATTTATGCGGCGGCACGGGAAGCTGGTCGCGTCCGTACAAAGAGGCAGGCTATGACGTGCGGGTAATTACACTGCCGGAATACGATGTGCGGACATATAATCCGCCGGAGCATGTGTACGGAATACTGGCCGCGCCGCCGTGTACCGAGTTCAGTGTGGCAAAGGGCAGCAAACCGCGTGATTTCGTTCACGCGCTGCAGATTGTCAGTGCCTGCTTGGATATTATCTGGGTGTGTCGGATGTACGGAAGTCTAAAATTCTGGGCAATGGAAAATCCGGTCGGGTATCTGAGGCAGTTCATCGGTGTGCCGGCATATCAGTTTGAACACTGGGAATTTGGCGATCCGCAGCTCAAGCGCACCGATTTGTGGGGGTATTTTAACCCGCCGAGAAAGACGGTAAAAGTCAAGCCGGAAGGTCTGACAACGAAATACGGCAGCAGGTCAAACGGGCGCGGATGGTCAAAACCGGAATGTCCGCCGGAGTATGCGGAGTATATTTCGCAGTTTCACGGAGATGCCAAGCGCGCCGCGCTGCGCGCTATCACACCGCCCGGATTTGCACAGGCCTTTTTCCGGGCTAATCAATAGGGGGACAACCATGAATAATCAGCAGATTTGCCCGCGCAAGCGGTGCATATGGGCGCGGTTCGACGGCAGCCGGACGATCTGTACAATGCCGGCATGCCGTGAACCATACCGCCGGGCGGTGGCGGAAGAGGCCATACAGCAGGAACGGGTGGCGGCAGAGCTGGCGCGCGCCGATCGGAGAAAGTGGGAGCGAGAGCACAGAAGGGAGGCGTAAGACAAAACATGCCAAACGAGCGCGATTTGAATTTGAAAAAATATAGCATCGGTAAATACGAATACAGAGAACTGCGAAATTTTTGCTTGCAATATCCTGAGAAGAAAAAACGTCTGGTTGAACTAAGATCGCCGTATCAAAGTCCACAGATAAACGATATGCCTCATGGGTCGTTTGTCGGAGATCAAACCGGACGAAGCGCAGAAAGGGCAGCGGCTTTATCCGACTATTGCGATTTGATAGAGAAAACCGCCAAGGAGGCGGGTGCGGATATCTATCAAAGCCTACTGGTAAATGTAACAAATGAACATATGCCCTGGGAGATACTGGCTCCGCCTTGCGGTAGGAGACAATTCTATGATGCGCGACGAAAGTTTTTCTATTTGCTATATTTGAAAAAGGGTCACACAAAGGACGTACTTCCGTGATATTATGATATTGTAGAAATCTACACAAAGGCGCTGCGGGAAACCGTGGCGCTTTCTTTGTGCCGGCACAGCGAGTCCGGCGGGTGGGTTATGGAGGAAACATACAATGAGCAGGCTTCGTTCCTGTCCTGTTTGCGGGCGGGTTCACCCCGCAGGCGGGTGCATGCAGCCAAAGAGAACCAAAGAAAGCACGGAGCACACCAGGCTGCGTACCTGCCGCCGGTGGGATAAGACACGCAAAGCCGTCAATGAACGAGACCGGCACCTGTGTCGTGTTTGTCTGAATCTGGGAAGGCTGCAGTGCGAAGATTTGGAAACGCACCACATCGTACCGCTTGCGGAGGACCCGGATAAGGCTTACGACGAGGACAATCTGATTACTTTGTGCGTCCGGCATCACAAGGCGGCGGATCGCGGCGAGATAGATCGCGGAGAGCTGTTACGCCTGGCGCGGGAACCGCTTTGACCCCCCGGAGGGGGCAGGGGCGGAAAAGCAAAGGCCGCGGATACCACGGCGCCCCACAAAAAAAGGATGATTTTTCAAAATGGATTTTCGGAAGGAGGAGACTATATGGCCAGACCGGCAAAATCGGTTAAAGTAAAAACCGGCGCTCTGGCAAGCGAAGAGGAAATGCTGCGCAACGGCGTCGAAGAACGGCTGCGCGGCGCTCCGGCCGAGCCGGAAGCACCGGCTTACTTGACCGATGACCAAAAAAGCATTTTTCGATTTATTGTCGCTGAATTACGGGACAGCGAAATACTCGGGCGGCTGGATGTATATGTCCTTGAATGCACGGCTGTGGCGATTTCCCGTATACGGCAGATCAACGATATGGTAAACCGGGATTCCTCGCTGCTTTCCGATACATCGCTGCAAAGCGCCCGCGCAAAATACCAAAACGATATTTGGCGGGGGGCAAACGAGCTTTGTCTTTCCCCACAGGCAAGGGCGAAAATCGGCTCGCTGGCCGCGCAGGCAGCTAAACAGAAGGAGGATCCTCTGCTGAAGGTCCTGATGGAAGATGATTAAGCGGACACGGGCATATCGATACGCCAAGTGGTGCCTTGATGACGATAACCACAAGGTGGGCCGGTATGTGAAAAAGCAGGCGGCGGCATGGCTGCGCATCGCTGACGGCGAACATCCCACGGCATTCGTCAGCGAAAAAGCGATCCGCAAAATCGAGAGCCTTCTGGCATTGATGATTCATCCGGATTTACTTTGCCCGATGGCAGAAGGGCTTGAAGAGTATGCCTGGTTTCTGATCGTTGCCGTCTTTTGCACCCGGCAGCGCGAGGACAACCGGCGCTTTTATACCACGGCACTGCTGGAAATTTCGCGTAAGAATTTCAAGACGTTTAATTCGGCGGTAATATTCCTCATCGGCATGCTGACTGAGCCGCGATTTTCGCGGTTCTTTTCGGTGGCGCCGGATTACAAGCTGTCTTCCGAGCTGCGGCTGGCGGTGCGGAAGATCATCAAGGTGTCTCCTTTGCTGGCTGACCGTTTCAAGATCAACCGGGATATGATTACCTGCCTGCTCAATGACATTGAGTATACGCCGCTGGCCTATTCCAACGATGGCATGGACGGCAGGCTTGCCAACATCTTCCTTGCGGACGAAGCCGGCGCGCTGGACAGCTACCCGGTTGATGCCATGCGTTCCTCGCAGATCACCATCCGCAACAAGCTGGGCATCATTATCTCCACCCAGTATCCCAACGACAACAATGTGATGATCGACGAGGTGGATATTGCCAAAAAGGTGCTGGACGGCCTGCTTCCGGAAAAGGAAGATGTGTTTGCGCTCCTGTACGAGCCGGACAGCGAGCTGGTCAAGGAATGGGAGACAAACGATCTGGTGCTGTATCAGGCAAATCCGGTTGCGGTCGGCAATGCCGAAATATTCCGCTCGCTGCAGGATCTGCGCATGATGGCGATCCTGTATGAAAACAAACGCGAGAATTTCCTGTGCAAGCACTGCAACATCCTGTATAAAGGGCTTGGCGTGGAAGGCTTTGTTGACATCCAGAAGGTGCAGAAATGCCGCCGGGAGGAAGCGGCGGGATTCTGGAAAGGACGCCGGGTATGGCTGGGACTTGACCTGTCACAGACCGATGATAACACCGCCGTCGCGATGGTCACGGAGGAAAACGGCGTCTTTTATGCCAAGGCCTGGGGATTTCTTCCCGGCGAACGGGTGGATCTCAAATCCAACCGCGAGGGCGTGGACTACCGCCGGCTGATCGGCAGCGGATGCTGCTTTGCCTGCGGGGAGGATGTCGTGGATTACGGCTTTGTGGAAAGCTTTATTCTGGGGCTTCCGGACAAATACGGCGTAGAGATCGTGCAGGTTGGCTATGATCGCTACAACGCCATTTCCACGGTGCAGAAGCTGGAGGCCGGCGGGATGGAATGCGTGGAGATCAAGCAGCATTCGTCCGTGCTTCACCCGCCGACAAAGCTGCTCAAGGAAAGCATCCTTGGCGGGCATTTTGTCTATGATGACAACCGGCTGCTGGAGATCAATTTCCAGAATGCCCGGTGCACGGAAGACACAAACCTGAATCAATACGTCAACAAGAAAAAATCCGCCGGCAAGGTGGATATGGTGGTCGCGCTGATCAACGCCTTATATATGGCGCAGCAGGAGCTGCTGTATGGTCAGTTTGATTTCGTCGTACAGACTTGAGGAGGACAGCATGGGGATTTTCAGACGCAGGGCAGAGGTGCGTGCCGATGCCGGAGAGGTGCAATTTGAAGACACGCTGCTGAAGGCACTGCTGGGCGGCGGTCCGGTTACCCGCGAAACTGCCCTTCAGGTGCCGACCATCAGCGGCGGCATCGACCTGATCGCCAACCTTGTTGCCAGCACGCCGGTAAAGCTGTACCGCGACAAGGGCGGCAAGGCCGAGGAGGTGCGCGATGATCCGCGGATCGCTCTGCTGAATGACGAAACCGGGGACACCCTCAACGCTAACGAATTCTGGCGGGCGATCACGCGGGATTATTACCTGGGCAAAGGCGGATACGCCTACATAAACAAAGAAAAGGGCCGCATCAAAAGCCTGCATTATGTCGATGAGGCGCAGATAGCCATACAGAAAAACAACGACCCGATTTTCAAGGACTACACCCTGATGGTGAACGGCCGGGAATACCTGCCGTTTGAGTTCCTGAAGATTCTGCGCAATACCCGGGATGGCGCGCAGGGCGTGCCGATCACCGAGGAAAACAGCAAGCTGATTGAAACGGCATACCAGACCCTTTGCTTTGAGGGCTATCTGGTCAAAAAGGGCGGGAACAAAAAAGGGTTCCTGAAGTCCGAGAAACCGCTGACCGATGAAGCGCTCAAATCCCTGCGAGAGGCTTACGCAAGGCTGTACAGCAATAACGGGGACAACATGATGGTGCTCAACAAGGGGATCGAGTTTCAGGAAACCAGCAACACCTCCGCTGAAATGCAGCTCAATGAGAACAAGCTGACCAACGCGCAGGAATTTGCCAAGATGTTTCATATTTCCACCGACGTTATGGCGGGAAAAGGAACCGAAAACGATATTTCCAGCCTTGCGAGGCTGGCCGCCATCCCGCTGATGACTGCCATTCAGTGCGCGCTCAATAAGGATTTTCTGCTGGAAGCGGAAAAAGGGACGCTGTACTGGGCGTTCGATACAAAGGAGCTGCTCAAGGGCGACATGAAGGAACGCTTTGACGCCTATAAGACCGCGCTCGACGCCAACTTTATGCAGATCGATGAGGTGCGTTACGCGGAGGATCTGGAACCGCTGGGGCTGTCCTGGGTGAAGCTCGGGCTGCAGGATGTGCTGTATGACCCGAAGACCAGACGGATTTATACGCCGAACACCAACCGGACCAGCGTAATGGGGGAAAACACTCCGGAGGAACCCTTGCCGGCGGAGACGGATGATGCTATACTGGAATCACGGGCAAACCCCCATCACGATCCGAAGAACGGACGGTTTACCTCAAAGGGCGGCGGCACCGCAGGAGGGAAGGCTGGCAAAACCAAGTATGCGCCCTCGCCGCAACGGAATAAGTCTGGTGTGCAGATGAAACCAAAAGCTTACGCCAAGCTGTGCGGTGCATTCAGGACAAAGTATCCGGAGGCGAAGCCGGAGGATGGCGAGAAAACATTTATCGATGGAAAATATCGGTATTCAGCTACTGCGGCCGATAACGGTGGTATTGTAGTTCATCGCCGTGCAAAGCTGCGATAGGAGGAAAAAATATGGTTCCGGAAAATGATGCGTTTGTCCAGAAAATGAAAAAAAGGTTTCGTGCTTATTTGCAAAGCGATGACCCAGAGACGGTTGGAGAAATCGAGATGTTTATTCACGGATCGCAGCAGTATGAAATTGAAGAGGAGGCCGAGGCCTTTGTCGAAAGCCATCCTCATGCAACCGCCCGCGAATTATTTGAGTTTTTCAACGTAACGGCGCCGGAAGGACTTGCCCCTGGAGACGACGGCGCTGATTTACTGGAAGATTGACGGTACAATAACGATAAGCAGGATGCACAAGGGACGATGCCAAGCGCCATATGGCGCCGGGCACCGTCCTTTTTCATGCCCATTTGAAAGGTGGTGACAGGAATGAATATCGAAATACGTGCAGACGGTGCGCACATTACCGGATATGTCAACGTGACCGAGAAAAAAAGCCGGCCGGTGATCACCCCGCACGGCAAGGTCATCGAGGAAATTGAACCGAGAGCCTTTGAGCAGGCCATCAGCCGTGCGGCCAACATAACGGTTACGGTTGACCACGACGACAGCCGTGTCTACGCCAGCACGGAGGAAGGCACCCTGAAGCTGTACGAGGACACTATCGGGCTGCATGCGGATGTGCTGATCACCGACGAGGCGCTGATCTCTCTGGCCAAACGGGGGAAGATCAAGGGCTGGTCGTTCGGCATGTACAACGTGCAGGACGAGCTGGAGGCGCGGGCGGATGCGCTCCCGCTGCGGCACATCAAATCCCTTGATCTGGATCACGTGACGCTGGTGGTCAATAAAAACCCGGTATATTCCGCCACATCCGTCGAAATCCGGGCGGATACAGAGATCGATATGGAAGTCAGGACAACCGAACAGCCCCCGCAAATTACGGAGGTCGAGCCCAAACAGCCCGACACTCCGTTTTTTGATAACTCGGCATACCGGCGCCGGGTGGAAGCCATTAAAAAATAATTTTGGAGGAACGAGAAAATGACGAATCTGAAAGCCCTTATGGAAAAGCGTGCGGAGCTGCAGCAGCATATGGACGCGCTGGTCAGCACCGCCGACACCGAAACCCGCGCCATGACCGACGAGGAAACGGCGCAGTTCGACGCCGCGGAAAAAGAAATCCGGGCGATTGACGAGACGGTCGAGCGGGAGGAGCGCGCCCGTCGTACCGAACGGAAGCCGATTCCTGCCGACGCGGAGAACCGCGCGGCCGAGGAGGAACGCGCTTTTGCGGATTATGTTATGGGCAAGGTCTCCGAGCTGCGTGCCGGCGAGCAGAACGTGGACATGACCAACAACGGCGCGATCATCCCCACCACCATCGCGAACCGCATCATCAAGGCGGTGAAGGACCGCTGCCCGATTCTGGCGGGCGCCACCGTATACAACGTCAAAGGCAAGCTGAAGGTGCCGGTGTGGGGCAAGGCCAACACCACCCATGATATCGCGGTGGGCTACCAGACCGAGTTCACCGAGATTACGGCGGATTCCGGCAAATTCACTTCGGTGGATCTGGACGGCTATCTGGCCGGCGCGCTGACCCTGATCGGCCGCAGCGTGGAAAACAACGGTTCTTTTTCGGTGGTCGACTTCATCGTCAGCCAGATGGCCGAGGAGATCGCCTCCTTCCTGGAAAAGGAACTGCTCAACGGCACCTCCGGCAAGGCGACCGGCGCACTGTCCACCACCACCAGCGTGACGGCTGCCGCGGCTGCGGCGATTACCGCCGACGAACTGATCGACCTGCAGGCTAAGGTAAAACAGGTCTATCAGAACGGCGCATGCTGGACCATGCATCCGGATACTTTCACGGCGATCAAGAAGCTCAAGGACGCCAACAACCGTTATCTGCTGCAGGACGACGTGACCGGCGAATTCCCGTATCGCCTGCTGGGCAAGCCGGTTTATCTGTCCGACAACATGCCGGTTATGGCGGCGAGCGCCAAGGCGGTGCTCTACGGCAATTACAGCGGCCTGTCGGTCAACATGCGGGAGAATATCTCTATTGAGGTCTTGCGGGAAAAATACTCGACTATGCATGCCTTGGGCGTTGTCGCATGGTTTGAATTCGACAGTAAGGTGACAGATAATCAGAAGCTTGCAGTATTGACGATGAAATCAGCTTAAAACTTAGACTATGGGGGACGATATTTAATCATCCCCCATAGTCCATTTAAGTTTTGTTCCATCTTCAAGCTGTCCGCAGTAGTTCCGCTTTCCATGACAGGCGAGGCTTAATGATCCTTGGCTTTTAATTCCATACTTCGTCATGGCATCTTTCATGTAGTAGAACTTTTCGCCGGTTGTGATACAGATGACAGATTTTCTTTTGGACTGATTCAATTTTTCAAGATTTCCGGGTGGCATCGGATGTCCATGTTTTCCTTTTTTAGAAGCGCTGATTTTCATTTTAGTTTCTTCTGAATGGTGCCGCTCATACATGTATTTTTTGTTTTTTGGTTTAGAAAAGCGTCGTCGTTGGGAAAGGCTTTGGCGCAAACGGGTACTTTCAGGAACATCTTTTCCGGGGTTTCCACCATTCTCATAATTATACCCGAATCGTTCATCTGTACTTTTGAAATGGCTTATCCAATATCGCTCTTTGCTGTCCAATTCCTCACTGGAGTATGCAATATCAAATCGCTCATCAATTACAAAATTGTCAAATCCGTATTTTTCTATTGCAGACATAAGATGACGATTGTAGGAACGGCCGTTTCGTATGCAGTTTTTGTAATAACGGTATACTCGTTCAATACCTTTTCCGCCGGCATCATATCTTCGGTGAAAAGAACTGCGAGTTTGTCCTATATAAACTTTTCCATCGATCAAAGAAGTGATTTTATAAATCACTCCATATTCCGCTTGTGACGACATTATAGCATTCACCTCAAAACAATGTTGCATAGTTTTCGTAAGTATCATAACACAAATAGGATAAATTCACAACATCAATAATTATAAGGAGAAACTCGTAATGAAAATTCAGGCCATGTGCTGCTTTGTCGGCAGCATCTGCATGGTGAAGGGTGAGGTGCGGGAGGTCAGCGATGAGCTGGCCTCCGACCTCATTGCCGCCGGATATGCGCAGGAAATGGAAAAGCCCGGAAAGACACCCTCAAAAAAGGCGGTGAAGCAGGGTGACCATCAATGAAGTGACCGTTGAACAGGTCAAACAGTATGCAATCATCGACCACAGCGAGGACGATGCTATGATCCATGACATCCTGATGCCGGCGGCAAAGGCGCACATCACGGAATACACCGGATTGACCGGGGAGGATCTGGATAAACACGAAAGCCTTACGCTGGCGTATATCGCCCTGTGCGCGTTTTTGTACGACAACCGGTCGATGAACATACTCAACGAAAAGCAGAATGCCGTGGTGCAGAGCTTTCTGGATGCGCACCGCATCAATCTGCTGTGAGGTGGCGGCATGGTGACAGGAATTAACCTGACCCCCGGAGAACTGCGCACGCGCATCCGCGTGCAGCGCTGCGTCCGCAGCCGTCCAGACGGCGAAATCGAGGAAACCGAAAGCTGGATCGATCTCGGAAACGATACCGGGGAGGATCCGCCGCGCTATAAGCGCTGCCAGTGGATCGGCGTGCACGGCGCCGAGGCTTGGACTGACGACGCGCTGATGGGTACACAGCAGGCTGCTGTCCGGCTGCGGTTTGATCCGGGAATATCCCCGTCCTGCCGCGTACTGCTCGGCAATGAGGTTTGGGAGATTGTGAGCGTGGACGACGTGCGGCAGGCACATGAATGGATGGAGCTCAGGCTGATCCGGAAGGAGGCGGGATGATGCAGGATATCCGAAATCTGGTACAGCTGACACTGGACAGGGCGTTTGCCCGCCAGATTCCCGTGGTTGCCGAGGAGCTGGTAACCGACAAAATGCCGGAGGAATATATCGCGTATTCGGTGGTGAGCAGCACCTATTCCGCTTACGCCAACAACCGGCCCATTCAGCGCCGGGACAGCGTGGATGTCGACTGGCACGGCAGCCGTCTGTCCAAAAAGGACGCCCGTATGGCGGCCGTGGAAACGGCGATGCGGGCGGCGGGGTTTCTGGTGGAATCGCTGCCGTATGATCTTGGCCGCGACCCGGTAAGCCGGCGGTATGGCGCCACGATGGAATTTGTGCTGTATCGGACGGTGTAGCGCATGAAGACGACGCCGGAAAATTTTTCTTCGGTTGTTTTTGCCGATATTCAGCAAATTGTCGATGAAGAAAGCGGCCGTGCCGAGGCCTTTGTCGGGCAGATGGCGGACAGTGCCAGAAGGCGGGTAATCGACAAAAGCCCGGAGCACGCGGTGCCCTATGCAACGGGCAAGCGCCGCCCCGGCCGCTATAAACGCGGATGGATTGTGAAAAGGGAAATCAAAAACGGTTACCGCCAGTTTATCGTGACCAACAAAAACGATCCCACCCTCACACATATTCTGGAATTCGGCACCGCGCAGCGGACAACAAAGGCGGGGCAAAACCGCGGCTGTGTAAAAAAACATCCGCATATTCGCGCAGCGTATGATGAAACGGTCGCCGAGTATGCACAAAAAAAGATATAGGAGGACAACTCAATGGGACAGGCAAAAGGTTATCACGGCGCAGACAGCGCCAAATACAAGATGTCCGGCAGTGAGGGCGCGGTTACGGCTATGCCGTATCTCAAAAGCGTATCGCTCGACCGGCAGATCAATTCCACCTCTCAGTACGCCAACAACCGGCAGATTATCAAGGTGTCCACCGATAACGGATACACCGGCAATCTGGGCACTACGGCGCGGGATACCGAACTGGAAAAGTCACTCGGTATGATTATGCCGCTGTCCGGCGGTACCGGCGTGGTTTCCCGTACCGGCGGCAAGCGGCTGGAAGGGTTCTACTACGAATACAAGGAAACCGACGACGACGGGGACAAGGTCATCAAGGTGTGGCTGCTCAATGTGGAGCTGACCGAGCCTTCCCTCAACAATTCCACCGACACCGACAGTGTGGAGTTCGGCGAATACGTTTACCCCATCACCGTATACGGCGCCCGCGTGAAGGACAGCGCCGGCACAGCCGATTATGTCGACGACCGCGGCAACAAGCTGGATTGCTTCATGGTTATATCCGCGCCCGGCGATGCGGGATACGACGACTTCGGCACCACCGTTCCGGTCCCGAAAGCACCGGCGGCGTGAGAATTTTGCAGACCGGCGCCCGTCGCACATACGGCGGGCGCCTTTTTGCAGACGGGAGATTCCTATGACACTGAAAATCGGAAGAAAAAAATACCCACTGAACACGGCGATGATTTCGCTGCTGCGCTACCGTAAGGAGTTTCACAGCAGCTTTTTTCGGGAGTCTTCCGACGGCGCCGCGGCAGCGCTCGCAGCGGTGCGGCTGGTGTGGGCCAGTATCGAAGGGGATAAGCCGGATTTTCCGGATTTTCTGGATGCTGCCGCAGCCGCATCGGGCTTTCTTGAGCAGGCGCTGGCCGTGCAGCAGGCCGTGTTATACACCGACGCCGTTTTCACCGAAGCGAACGCCCCTTCAGCCGGTGATGACGATCTGGATGAGCTTACGGTGCTGGCTCTCATGGCGTCGTCCGGGCTGGATTATACCCTGGTGTATGATCTCCCGGTTTTTGCCGTTATTGACGTAATCAAGAAATACAATCATCTGCGCACCGGTGTCTCGGAAAAGCCGGCAAATGCTTTCTGTTTCCGGAAAATGGACGGCGCGCAGGTGCGGGAACTGTACGGGAGGTGACGGCATGGCCAGCAGAAAATCCTATGAATTATGGTTTTCGGTCAACGGCAAGGACGTCGCCGCTCAGATGCAGCAGATCGACAAGAGCCTGCGCGAAACGGGATCTGAATACAAACTGCTGAAAACCAACCTGGAAAATGGCTTCAGCACCGAGAAATGGTCCCGTGCCAAAACCATCCTCACGCAGGCGATCAGCGATGCCGAGAAGAAAGCCGCCATGCTTGCCGAACGCCTGCGCGAGTTGGAATCCTCCGGCGAATACGGCGACGATACCGCGGAGGTCATCCGGCAGCTCAACCGGGAAATCACCGCGACCGAAAACGAGGCGCAGCGGGCACGCGACCGGCTGAAGGAAATCGACGAGCTGCGGATGAATCAAATCAAAAGCACGCTCAGTCAGGTTTCCGCGGCGCTGGATTCGGTGGGCAAAAAGCTGACGCTTGGCGTAACCGCTCCGCTTGTCGCTGCTGGTGCGGCGTCGTTCAAAATGGCCGCGGATATGGACGAATCGATCAACAAGGTCGATGTCGCCTTTGGTGACGCTGCGGACAGTGTGCATGCGTTTTCCAACGAAACGCTGACCACTTATGGCATCGCCAAATCGACCGCGCTGGATATGGCCGGCTATTTCGGGGATATGGCCACCTCAATGGGCTTCAGCCGGGAGCAGGCGGCGGAGATGTCCAAGCAGCTGGTCGGCCTTGCTGGCGATCTGGCCTCGTTTAAAAACATTTCGCTGTCCGAAGCGCAGACCGCGCTCGCTGCTATTTTCACCGGAGAAACGGAAAGCCTCAAGCAGCTCGGCATCGTGATGACCGAGACAAACCTGGAAGCCTATGCGATGGCACAGGGCATCGAAACTTCCACCAAGTCGATGGATCAGGCGCAGAAAACGGCGCTGCGGATGCAGTATGTGCTGGAGAACACCAAAAATGCGCAGGGGGATTTCGCCCGTACTTCCGACAGCTCATCCAACCAGCTGCGGATCCTGACCGAATCGCTCAAGGAGCTGGCGGCTATTGCCGGGCAGGAGCTCATCCCGATCATTACCCCGATTATTCAAAAGCTCAACAGCATTATTCAGAGCATCGGGAAACTGGATGACGGAACGAAGGAAATCATCACAAAGGTTGCCGTATTTGCCGCTTCCTTTGGTCCGCTGCTGTCGGTGTCCGGAAAAATGGTAAGTGTTATTACGGCGATGATCACGGCCTATAAAGCACTGAAAGCCGCACAGGCGGCTGCAACCGCCGGGCAGACGGCGCTCAATGCGGCTATGTCGGCAAATGCAGCCGGTGCGATTGCCGCTTTGGTGGGCGTTGTTATTTCGGCTTTGGGCAGCCTGGCGATTACTTCCGCGCTGACATCCGAAAGCGTCGAATCCCTTTCGGATGCGGTTGACAGCGTCAATCAGAGTTATCGCGATTTTGTCGATCAGAGTGAGGAAAGTGTCCGCGAACAGGAAGCGGAACTGTCGGTTGTTGAACGGCTTCTGCCGCGGTATGAAGAACTGAACGGCAAGGTCGATAAAACGGCAGCGGAGAAAAAGGAACTCGCCGGAATCGTGGAGAAGATCAACGAAGCGCTGCCGGGTTCCATCGAACTGATTGACAAAGAAACGGCGTTATACAAGGGCAGCACAGAAGAGATCAATAAAAATATCGAGGCCAGAAAAAACGAGATCAAAGCCATCGCGGCGAAAGAGCAGGCACAGAAAGCGGCCAGCGCGCAGCTTTCCTTGCTGGATAAATCCGGTTTTACGTCTGTCGAAGAGGCCGAAAAAGAGCTGGAAAGGCTGAAAAGCGAATACGGCGATATCCCCGATATGCCTTTTGATGACTTTTTTATGGCATTGACATCGAATGAAGTGCCTCTGAAACAGAATAAGGCGCAGATGGAAGCACTGGAGAATCTGATCGCCTCCTACAATGAGTATGAATCCAAGATAAGCAGTTGGCTGTCAGACGGTGGATCATTTACCAGCACCGAATCCACCAGCGGTTCCTATCTGGATGACATTCTTTCCGGAAGTTCGGGCAAAACACCGGCTGAGAAGGCGCTTGAGCAATACCAGACCGCGCGCAAAAAACTCGAGCACCAGCTGGCGATGGACGAAATTACCGAAGCGGCGTTTTATTCCCGGCTGGAGACGATCAGCGCGCAGTATCTGGCGGGTTACACCGAGCTGGAGGATGAACGCAACCGGGTACAGGAAGAGGCCTACCAGTACCGCAAAAAGCTGAATGAGCAAATGCTCAAAGACGCGGAGGAGGCCAGAAAGAAAGAGCTATCCAACCTCAAGGAATTCACCGACACGGTGATTTCGCTCGCGGAGGAGGAAGCCAACGCCAAAATCGCCGCAATCGACGCGGAGCTGGCCGCCCGGGAGAAGCTGGAGGCGGCACAGAAAAAGGAACTGCAGCTCCAGCAGGCCAAGGCAAAGCTGGTCTTTACGCGGGACGAAGACAGCCGGGAGAGCCTCCAGCGTGAGATTGCCCGCCTGCAAAGTGAGATTGACAAGCAGAACGCACAGGCACAGGCGGATGCACAAAAGGCGGCTATCCAGCAGCAGATTGATGCGCTGAAAGCTTCCACGGCGGCGACCATTGCCGGCTATCAAAATCAGCTGATGCCGGAATCGGTCAATCCGTATGTTTCGCAGCTCGCGCCGAACATCACGGTGAATGCATCCGGCCTGTCCGTTGCTCAGGCACAGCAGCTGATCGATCGTGCCCTGCAAAAGCTATTATACGGGATGTGATAGATGTGCACAGCTTGATATGGGAATGCAACGGGATCCGGCTGGAATTCTCCAACGAGGCGGATGCCAGGATTTTTGCTGACCTGGACAATGTCGTTTCCAACGCTTCAGGTGTGTTCGACCGCCGGTCAGCGCCGGGTGTTGACGGTACAAGAACCTATGCTGCTGCATTGTCCGGTGCACAGATCGCCCTTGAAGGGACTGTGCTCGCTTACAATATGGGCTCACGCAGCCGGTCTGTCGACAGGGTGCTGAGTGAATACCGCAGACAGCTCTGCGACGCCTTTAACCCCCGGTTTACCGGTAAGCTTATCAAGACCACCGAGACAGGACGTTTTTTTCTGTATGCCCGTGCGGTATCCACACCGGGTTTCGGAATCATTTCCGGAGGTACTCTGCCGTTCAGCGTTGACCTGTATGCGGATGACCCTTACTGGCACAGCGACGAGATGGCGGAAATTCAGCTGGGCGTTTCAGCCGCCTATCAGACCTTCCCGGCCGAAATTTCCGGGGAAATGGGGGATGTGCTGTCGATTCAGACCTATATCCCCAACCAGAGCAAAAACGAGATTTACCCGGTGGTGCGGTTCTGGCCCTGTGCGAATACCCAAATCCTGCGGAATGTGACCACCGGCAAAAAGCTGGTGTTGAACACGCGCATTACCGACGGGTTTTATGTGGATGTCGATACAGATCCGGCGGAGAACACCGTTACCCTGTGGCGGAAAACGGAACAGGGCTACGAGGAAATCGACAACGTGACCTACTGGCTGACGCTGGACAGCACCCCGGATTTTTATTTACAGCCGGGTGAGAATCTGCTTCGGGTGGATAACGCCGTGGCGGGGGCATATCCGTCGGTGACGCTGCTCTGGTACGAACGGGAACTGGGGGTGTAACGGATGGAAGTGCGTCTTTATGAATTTTACAAATCCACCATTTTTCGCCGTATCGGCATCACGTATCTCGCCACCGGCCATTATACCGAATCCAAATACGGCGTGGGCGAGTTTGAGCTTTCTATACCGATGGAAGCGGCTTTTGCCGTCGAATTTTATACCGATCGGCTGGTGCTGATTGACCGGCGCTACTGGGGCGTGATTACCGGCAGGCGGCTGGATAGCGGCAGCGAGAACACCATAACCGTCAAGGGAAGAGAACTGAAGGACTGGCTGTCCCGCCGGCAGATCGTACCCGACAACCAGATTGCCGACAATGCCCCGATGGGCTATGACAGCGCGGAAGGCTGGACGGAAAGCATCCTGAAGCATTATGTGGACAGCCATGCGGTAAACCCCCGGAATCCCGCAAGGCGGTTTCCTATGCTGCATGTCGCACCGGATCTGCACCGGGGGACGGAGAATGATGCTTACTATGCACGGTTTGTCAGCCTGATGGATACGTTGGAGATCGTCGGAAAGCGGGCAAACCTCGGCACCCGTATCACCGGGGATGAACAGACCGGTGTGTTTACCTTCGACGTGTACGGCCGGACAGACCGCACGGCAAACCAGACGGCGAACAAGCCGCTGCTGCTGGATGTGGGGCGGCATAATCTGGATGCGTCCTCATATGCGGAGGAATATGGCCAGTCCGGCAATGTGTTTTACTGTTCCCGATCCGGCGACGAGTTCGAGTGGGAAACGCTGACACAGACGTATTTTTCTACAAATGACGAGCCGCAATGGTTTACCCGGCGGGAAAAGTCCCTGTCCATATCGGTGTATGAGGACGGGAATCAGTATGAGGAGTTGGAGAAAAACGCCCGCAAGGAGATGGTGAAATACCGTGCCGCACAGGAGCTTACCTGTACGGTTTCCCGCAGTCTGGTTTACGGCACCGATTACCGGCTGGGTGACGTCGCGACGGTGCGGAACAGTGAAGCGGGGATTCTGGCCGATATGGAAATCATCACCGTCGATACGGTCGTCACTGCGGATTCTACCAGTTACACGGTCGGTTTTGGGGAACAGCAACTGACGACGCTCGAGCAGATACGGAGGGACAGCAAATGACGGAAAAGGGATACCCTTGGGACAGCTATCAGGAGGACAAGCGGGAATACGGGGCGCAGGATCTGGCGAATGCGTTTTCCGCCATAGTGAAAAACGGGGTGGTTCATCCGGAAACGGGCTTTCTGGTGGAGCCGCTGAGCGGAAATACCGTACGTGTTGGTGCGGGCACGGCCTGGATAAACGGGCATATGATTACTATACTGGGTTACGAGGACATCGAAATCCCGTATGAGCCGTACTACCCGAGCCAAGGGCCTGAATATGGACGCTTGATCCTGCGTTGTCGGGAAGAGACGGAATATCGGGATTTTCAGATCGCTTTTAAAATGCCATTATCGGGTGGAATTCCTCCTGCTGTGGAACAAAATGAACTGTCTCTGGCACTGATTCGCGTAAACCGAGGCGTTCCGGAAATCGAATCCCATCAAATTATACAAGATAATTGTGCCGCATCTGTCATCCATGCAGATGTTATCGACGGTACATCAACGGATATTGAAGGGCTTATTAAAGGCGCCGACGGGAGCATTTCTAAAGCCATCCCCGGCACGGATTATATGCCGGCAACGGGAGGGGCTTTTAAAGGAGAAATCACCTATAACAATAGTCCGTTCCAGACGCTGAAGCGATGGAAACAGGGCGCGTGGATTGTAGAGCAATACCAGGATGGATATACGCGCGCGCTGTATTCGGTAAATTTGGGTACTGCATCGTTTAATCGAGTTATTCCTGAAAAAATCACCAGTGAAGTTAGTTATTCCTGCCGCACACAGGTTTATACAAATGATGCTTATGGATTTAGCTGTGACGTACCTGTAAAGTTTTCAGACCCCATATTCCGTCTGTGGGGCGTATCAAACAGTTCCGAAACCCAAGTGTATGCATTACCATCGTTACAGACCAGTTACTATCGCCAAAACAGCCAGGGGAATGATCAATTTGTACAATCAAAATGGGCGGTAATTGCTTGGGACGGCGTTTCTACCTCATGGGACATAGGAGGGAATATATTCTCTTTTACCGCCCATTTGGAAATTGAGGGGTATTTGCGATGAACACAATCAACATCACGATCGAAAACACCGTCATGCATCCGGACAGTGTCGTCGCAGGTTATGCCGGAGATAACCTGACAACCACGCTGTCAATCGAATTGCCGGACAGCTGGCGCGGCTATTCCTATCGTCTCCTGTTTAAGACCTCTATGCAGGATTACAATGACGCCTATATTACCGACACGATCCAGCCGGAGGGCGGGCATATCCTGTTTCCGCTTCCGTCGGCCGTGATGGTCGAAGGCAAGCTGCAGGTACAGGCGCGTGCGGAAAAAGACAGCGGGGAGATCGCTCATGCTGCCGTGATGTCGCTTGATGTGCTGCATTCAATCGGCACAAGCGCATCCGGCGACTTTCCGCCGAGTTATGTCGGACTGATGGACAACGCCCTGAATCATCTTTTAAGCCTTGGGGCCTGGTATCCGCCCAAAATTGTGGATGGTTACTGGTGGGCTTACGATGCCACGGCGGACGACTATGCAAATACCGGTGTAAACGCACAGGGGTTGAACAGCGTTACGGAAGAAACGGAAACGGCCTTGACTGGTATCCTCAAGGGTAACGGCGAAACGGTTGTACAAGCTGTTGCCGGAACGGATTATGCAATACCCGAACAAGTGAATGCAAAACAAAACACGATCACTGCTCAGGGTATTCTTAAGGGCGACGGAAGCGGCGGGGTCAGCACTGCCGCCGCAGGCACCGACTATGCGACGCCGGCGCAGCTCGAGGGCAAGCTGGACAAGACCGGCGGAACGATAAGCGGTGCGCTGACTGTGAGCGGTACACTGTATGCCAACAGCGGGATAGGCCTGCCGACAAAGAACGCAATCATCAAGACGACGGCGGGCGGCCTGACCACCGGCGCGACGGCGGGGACGGATTATGAACAGGTGACCATCGGCGGGACGACAGACCGGGGATACGCAAAATTTGCCAGCGGTCTGCTGGTATGCTGGGGAAATCAAGGCTTCGGGACACAGTCCATCACCACAGCGTGGGGAAATCTGTACGAAGGTCCGGAATATTGTATATTTTCGGACTTTGCATACGCCTTTTCTGCAGCACCCGCAGTAACGGCTATACAAAATTATAAGTCTAACTCTGCGTTTTTTGTGGAAGGCATTTACAGCACCACCGCAAAAAGCCCGGGCAAGTTTATCCCCGTCCGGCCAAACCCGGCATCCGTGATAGTTGCCGCGTCCTACATTGCGATAGGGAGGTGGAAATGATGGATATTATGCCGCCGCTGGAGTGGTATCTGGAGCGCCACGGGGACACCGTGGATACCCGGGTCACCTACTACCGCACGTATCTGATGCAGACCGACTATGTGGCCGCGAAGATCGCGGAATGCGCGTATCTCGGCCAGCCGGTCGAGGAGAAGTACAACGCCATCTTGCAAAAGCGCGAAGAGGCGCGTCAGGCGATCAACCGCCTGCAAAACGAAACGGAGGAATGAATATGCCGAAAATCTACCTGTCCCCGGCGGCGCACGGGAGGGACAACCCGTGCGGCTATGACAGCGCGTGCGGGGAAAACATCCACTGCAACCGGTATATGGACGAGCTGGTGCCGTATCTGCTTGCCTGCGGGTTCGAGGTCAAACGCAACCCGAAGGAGCGCACCGGTGACCGGCTGAAGGAGGCCATCGCCGAATCCAACGCCTGGGGCGCTGACCTGCATTATGTCGCGCACACCAACGCGGGCGGCGGGTCGTACAGCCTGCTGATGGTGTACGACCGGGGTACCGCTTACGGCTATGCCGAAAAGCTGGCCGCACGCCGGCGGGAGATTTACGCCGGGAATGTGAAGATCAGCGTGCAGCCGCAGTGGGACGAGCTGCGGCTGACGGCCGCCCCAGCCCTGTACGACGAGATGGTGTTCCACGACAACGCGAAAGATATCGCGTGGTTCCATGAGCACCTGCGGGAGATGGCGGAATTCACCGCAAGAGCGATCTGCGACATGTTCGGGGTGAAATTTGTCAATCCCTACGCCGAACCCGACGAGCCGGCGCCGAAACCAACGCCGGAATCCGGCGGAGATGTCTGGTATCGTGTACAGGTCGGGGCGTTCCGCGAAAAGGCCAACGCCGACCGGCTGTGCGCCGAGCTGAAGGAAAAGGGGTATTCCGCCTATGTGAAGGCGGGTGAGTGATCATGAACCCGGAGGTTATCGCGGCGGTGCTGGCGCTGGTGGGAACGATCATCGGCAGCGGAGGCGGCATCCTTGTGTCGTCTAAGCTGACCAACTACCGGCTCCAGCAGCTTGAAAACAAGGTGGCGGAACATAACAACTACGCCCGGCGGATGCCGGTGGTGGAGGAACAGATCAAGGTTATCAATCACCGGATCAACGATCTGGAACATGAGAAAGGGGTATAAGTATGGATAAGATTGCGTTGGTGCTGATGCTGGCGGTGACGGCGGAGGCGCTGGTGGAGTACGGCAAGAGCCTCGCGGCGGCGTTTGGC